TTTCTTTTGAAATCATACGGTTAACTAATTGTCTTGTTGTATTTTTAGGGTCTTTATTTTTCAATAATAAATCAAATTCAATCAATATATAATTAGGATATATTTTGTCATCTAACATTTGATTTACTGTCTCTATTTCTGCGCCTTCTATATCCAACTTCAATAAATCTATATGTGTATGACCGTATTGTTCCATTATATTTTTGATACTATTTACTGGAACTATATCATATTTTTAACTATATTCAAAATCTGGTGTTTATTTAATATTACAAAAAACATTTTAAAATAAATCTTTCTATATATATACCTCTAGTTCTGTAAATATGTTGCGTCGGTTCTTCATTATTATATTTTTTTAGAATAAATTGCAACATTCTTTTGTATGTTTCTAATGGTGTTTTTCTAATTCTTTCTTTACTAACTGATATCCATTTACCACAAGCCCACTCAAAATTAGGATTGTAAACATCATTAAAAATATATTTATATACATCACCTACACACTCATCATAGTCATAAAATTTATAATCGGATTTTGGTAAGTCTCTTCTTTTAATATAAACAAGCGTATCTTTATCAACTTTAATAAAATCTTTAAAATATTTATGGCATATACCGTGTTCTTTAATTAATTGGTCATTTCTATAATTAAAGGAACCGTGTGTAAAAAATGTTACATCTGCTAAATTATTATAATTTATTATAATATGTCTTAAAATTGTATCGGCTAGATGTCCTTTATTTTCTAATTTAATATAAGGATGACTAATATTATCCAACCCTTTATTGTAAATAGTTCTAAAGTTTTTATAATTATCACTCCAATTAATGTCTTCATCAAATCTAGATATAACAATTTCAAAATGTTTTTTATTTAATAATTTTAGTTTTTCATCAAATTTAAAGGGTTCTGTATTTGTTGTAAGTCTATTAATTTTATTGAAATTATTATTAGTCATATAAATTATATTTATAAAACTATTATATATTATTAAACTTATTTATACAAAATATGTTCTATCATATTTTTCCAGCAATTTTTACTATGGACGTTTCTTTGATACCATTCATAACAAGCTGTTGACATTTTGCTCCATTGTTCTTTATCAATAGATGCTACTTTCTGTTTCAATTCGTCGGGCGTTTTAACTAAAATATAATGCACGTTTTCAATCAACGGTTCCATATAGGAAGAAACTGTCACTTCTGGTGTGACAATAGGAACAGTTCCAAAAGCCATTAATTCCACTTCGCGGTGGCACTTTGATCCATATCCTCGTAAACATAATCCATATCTAGAATGACGCAATTTCATCAAATATTCTTCATGGCTAAATTTGTGTTTTTGTCCTTTCGTACAATGATATTCAGTTAATACGTTTTCCCAAGAAGCATTTGTATTACGAAATTTCTCTTGAACATTATTTTCAAAATTGCCTATAAAAATGCTTTCAATGGTTCGTTCGTCATATGATAAAATTCCTTTGGTTTTAAGAACCTTTTCTAGAAGCATCGGTTTTCTTGGCCAAAAAATCCACGGCTTTATATTCAGGGTTGGCATTTTGCTTTTTAATTGATGACCTTCTACTTGAATATCACCGTTACCCAATAGCATTAAGGAACTAGTCACAATTTCTTGATTACACCATTCCAACGACGGGCGGTCATAGGTTAATATATTAGGTTCTAACCAACAATGAATCGTTTTATCGTCATATTTCACATCTACATCTTTATTTTGAACCTTCATTAATATAGGCAACTCTCTATAACTGTCGTTATTATGGCGTCCTAATCCTTGAATGGGTTGCTTAGGAATTCGCAATACCCATTTATTATGAATAACACGATATATAATAGCTAAAATTTTATACATTTTTGCGTTGGATAAGTGTTTAATAATAAGATTATTAAATTGTTGAAACCGGTTTTCTAAAAAATGCGTATGGACGAACTTTAATGGTTTATTTTTATAATATAATTTATCCTTAGAAGTAATATGATTTGATATTTGTTGTGGCGATTCATCAGACAACAATACACGCCAACATTGTAAATTATAATTTTCTCCAAATTCAAAATACGAATATTTTTTTGCCAAATCTTCAATTGATGCTTGGTCAAAATATCTTGACTTTTTTGTAAAAAATATCCAATCATTTGGGACCTCTTTATTTTTAGTCCACAACATACCTCCATTATAATAACCTGTTCTATCAACGTGTGATTTAGAAATAAATTGTGGCGAAACTCCCAAATCTTTTGACATATCTATATCATTAATAGTATCAGTAATAATAATATCACTGTCTAAAAATAATGTATCATTCACATTTTTTAGAGCGTGTGATATTATATTAGATTTCGACATTTGAAATTCACTCCAATTACCTTTTCGTTCCATTATTTGACGGTTCATTCCATCGTATTTATCCAATTCAATGAACCACGCGATTTGTAATTTTGGTTGAGGTGTCATGTTGTCAATTATTTCTTTCGTTTTTGTATCACACAATATAAACATTTTTTCATTTGGATGATATACAGACAATGATAATAATAAACCTACTAATTCAAACGCACAATTTGACGTACATATAGAAGAAAAACTACTTGGTTTTACCATAATAACATATTAATTAATTATGTTTAAATCATATTCTTTATTTTTGTATAATCACGTTTAACGAGTTTTTTACACAAATTACTCATCTTATTACACGAATTCTTAAAATCATTATTATTAGTAATATTATTAATATTATATCTTGGATTACCTCCAACGTTATTACATTTATAGTTTGACAATGGATAAAAACTATTAATGTGAATATATATTTCATTAATCCAATCATCACAAAACCAATTAATTATTTCTGGTGGAAAATAATATCCAAACAATTTCATATGTTTTCTAGATACAAAGCTTTGAGTTAATAATCTAGTATTATTAATATCAATTGGACCAGCAACTCCAATATTATTATTTTCTACTAATTTATTAATGCAATAATTTATCCACCCTTTTGTTAAAAATTCAATATCATCTCCACATTGAAAAAAATAATCACACTCATCATCATAAGCAATCTTAAATAAATTATTCCACATTTTTGTTAGATGTCCTTTTGTAATATTATCCATATATATAAATTCTATTGATACATTTTCTATAATTGACATAAATTGTTTAATGTAATTAATGTTGTTATTATTATCATAAATTTTATCATTGCGATCTATTCCAACGTAAAATGTATAATTATGTTCTTTATCGTATGTTAATAAAAATGTTTTAATTGTATGTTTAAATAAATACGACTCTTTAATATCTTTCCAATCTCTCCCATTTGATGTAGACGGTATAATAATTCCAATTTTCATTATAATAAATAATGAAAAATTGTTTTTAAGTCGTTCAACTCATTATTTTTCTCTCATTAGGATAATATAATGAATTTAGAAAAGAGTTTTGTTGCAGACAAAATTAAAAATATATCATTTGAAACCGTCGAGAGAGAAATGAATGAATTAATTAAAATAGGAAAAGATGCTGACACTATTGGTCCACGTTCTAGAATTGGAAATAATATTGTAGACTATTATACATTTGTTCAGCGTTTAGAAACTAAAGGTAAATACGGGATAAATTTTTTTGAGTTTATTAAGAATATTGAAGAATTTAAAAAGAAAAAATTCATTCAAACAATGCTAACATACTACAAAGATGTTAAAAATAAAAACAATACAAAAAATGAATATATTGTTTATAAAGAGGTATATAATATATGTATAAGCGCTATAAATATAATGAGACCATTAAATTGTATGGAGATTTATTCAAAATATAAAGCCAAAAGGGTATTAAATTTTTGTGCTGGTTGGGGTGGGTCAACTGTTGCCGCATCAGTGTTAAATTTAGATGCTTATTACGGCATTGAAATTAATAAATCATTAAAAGAACCTTACGATAATATGGTGTCGTTTTTGAAAACTAAATGTGATACCAATTTTGTTATTCGTTTTGAGGATGCTGCTGGGTTTGATTATAACAATTTTGATTATGACACTGTATTTACATCACCACCTTATTATTTTATTGAAAAATATGAACACGTGCCGGATTATCAGTCGAAACACGATATGGATGAAAAATTCTACAAACCCGCATTTACTAAATCTTACAATTCTTTAAAAAGCGGCGGACATTTTATTATTAATGTTTGCAAAGAAGTTTATGAGAAAATATTAAAAAAACTATTGGGTGAAGCACACGAAATATTTCCATTAAAAAAGTCTAAAAGACAAAATAATCATACCGAGATGGTGTATGTATGGAAAAAAAATTAACGTCGTTTCCCGTTCCACATTCTTGTGTTAGCAATGATTTTAGGTGGTGGGTTCATTTTAATTCGTTGTGCTTCTTTATGATTGATATTAAACGCATCATTATTTATTTCATTTTGTTTATCAATCTCTATCTGTCTTAAAAGTTCTTGCGGAATTTGTTTGCCCATGGACATTAACTGTTTTGCTTGGTTCTCGTTCCTTTCTTTTGTTGTTGGGTAGTAAGGAATGTTTGACCAGTCATTTGTTGTTACTAATGTTTTTTTAGTTTCTCTTATTTTATCTGGATTTATTATTTTTCTTTTTGGTTCTCTCAAATCATAATTATAATATTCTTCAGAACCAAATGGAATGTGAGCTGTAAATGACGACACATTTATAAACTGTATATTGTTGTTATGCACAGAAAAAATATTGTCATTTGGATTTGTTGATTTTTCATCAATTGTATATTTAAGATTTGAGATTGTTCTTAAACCATCTACTCCATTATCATTTTCACCCCTCCATGGATCTTTTTTTGATATAATTCGAGAGATGCCGTCAAATAATTGAAGAATTTCTGGACTACCAATATTGTAAAAAATACTTCTATCAATTTTTAGACCAACAGCATCACACCTTTTTTGTAAAGCATTATCTTCCATACCCCACCCCCAAAAGCAGGGGAAACCATTGGTCTTTTCAAAATCACCACCTTTTATTACAACTATTCCTCCTAACGCATATTTAAATCCGTAATAATGTTTTACAATTCCGTGTGTTGTTTCATAATCAAAAATTTTATTAAATGGAATGGTGTCTACGTCATTAAATATTATAGTAATATCCTTATAATGGTTTGGATATTTATTTCTTACCGCAATAAAACCTATGTCTTTAATCGCGCCTCTATTAAATGTTCTTGCATCACATTGATGTGTAAAAAAAATTTCGTAATCACTATCATTTTCAAGTATAAAACTCATATATTTGCAAAAAAAGAACTTTTGTTGTGTTCTATTTCTGTAAGGAACAATAAAAACACGTTTTGGGATTTTTAATTCGCTTGTCATTTATAGAAATATAACAGGTTTTTATTTTAAAAATAAAACTATTTATTGTTCTAAATTATTTATTCATTTATTTCTATTATTCTATTTTATTCTATTTTATTCTATTTTATTCTATTTTGTTCGTTTTTATTCTATTTTGTTCGTTTTTATTCTATTTTGTTCGTTTTTATTCTATGCGTATTTTTTCATTATAGATTTAGGTATAAGCTCATCCTCATTAGCAATTTTTTCTAATTTCTTATAACATTTGTTTATTGTGACTTCACTTGTTTCACTTACATTTTTAATATCCTTTTTAGTAACATTTAATTTGCATACCTGTGAAACAAAGTAGACAACACCAGCAGCAATTGAAGGGGGAGTATTTTCAGGCATTACATCCATTTTTTCTATTTTCATTGATACAAACTGACACAGTTTAGTTAGTTCAACATTAATATTCAGTTTACTGCAATAACGCTGTATAAATGATTCTGGTTTTGTTTTACCAAAATTTGTTTTATCCTTATTTACCATATCTTTCTCCAAATTATTTATAATCGCTTGCGCATTTTTACAACCTTTTGTTGCACTTGTTGCGTCTAAATGAAATATTGTTGCTATTTCTTTGGCTGTTCGTGGAAAACTGTTTACCCTACACGATATGTAAATTGATGCGGCTAGAATTCCATCTCTATTATCACCTCTAAATGTTAATTCATACTCTGAAATTTTTTTATGATATTTCATCGCATCATCAATGATCATTTTTGGAATTCCAGCATGTTGAGCCATTGTAGTAATTATTTGAAAATCGTCATATTGTGATTTTTCTTTGTATGGCATCGATTGCCATTCTGTATATCGTCTTATTTTTCTCATTTCATATGACATTGAACCATAACATATTACCTTACAACCAAATGAAGATTCTTGTAATAATGGGTTTATTGGCATTCCACAGCGGGTCGGGTCTGAATTCTGGTTATCATCAGCACCATAGTATCTCCATTCGGCACTTTGATCTACTAAATCTTTATATATAATCCCACATTTTGAATTTGTACAAGTCAAAAACCCTTCATCTGAAAATGCTAAATTACTCGAACATCTTTCACAATTCTCTCTATTCCCTGAACCATAAATACATTCTAATGAGATTTTTTGTTTATCTGGATTTTCTACTTCTGTATCAAATATATTCCATAAATCAGTCTTATTTATATTATTATTTTTTCGTTTTTGGCTCTTATCCTTGTTCATTATTTATTATCTTTTCAATAGATAATAAAAATTTAATTCAATTTTATTTATATTGTTTTTGCTTATTTTTTTAAAATGCTATAGTATATGGGTAATTTTGCTTCTACTGCTTCTAATAAAGATTCTGATAAAAAATTCGATAACTTTTATGACGTAATAGACTATATTGCTACATACTATATTCTTACAATGGATTTTAAAAGTTTAAGCAAACTTTCAGAAAAAACTTATTGTGATAAACTAGTTGTTTTAACTTCTGATATAATAGAGAGACATTTCAATGATATGGAAATAACATACCTTTCACAAAGAATCAAAAACGGGGTTGATGTAAATGACCTCAAAAAAGAAAAGGTTACCTTTTTTAATAAAGATAATCTTGAAAAGTTAGATATTTCCAATGATGCGCAAAAAAGTATTAAAAAAAAGCGTGTTTGCATAGGCGTCGCAAAATTTTATGTTAAAATAGCACATATATTTTCTGCCATTATTATGACAATTAATCCAATTTACACATATAAAGATGCTACTGGACAAACTGTTAAAACTGGGTTGTTAGAAAAAGACAAAATACCTAAAAACGTAAATAGAACATTACATAAGTTAAACATTTGCGACAACAGAATTAGAGCACTTAAAAAAGGAGAGATTCAAGACAATGTTACTGGAAATGTAACTCTTCAACCTAAAATTTGTGATATGAATATCGGTTTTAATGACACTGAAAAAACACTTGCGGATGAACCTGGCATTACAGAGCTCAACCGTCTTTATCTTGATGATAATTATGATTATTCAAATGGAAAGTTTACTGGAATGACTGAGACAACTAAAAAACAATTTATGAAAGATTTAAAAATTTTTTATACTGCTTTTACTGGGAATGATAAGATGCCTCCAGAAATCACTAAATTTAGTGATATTAAATTAAGAGATTACAATAAAAAACCGGGTTGTCAAGATGCCTCTCATATTCTAAAAAATAAGTACACAATGAGTAATAAAGATAAATTATTTGTTAAATACGGTAAGAATATCAATAAAATGATACAATCTGCAGCAGATAACCAAAGTAAATTATTAACTGTTATTAATGAGTTGTTTACATATATTATTGACCCTTATTCGGGCAAAAAGGTTATAAGAGTTAATCCTAAAATGAATGAAGAATTGTTGCAAAAATCTGTTGAAAAAACTAGACGTTTTATAATTGATTTATATGTCAAATGTGAAACAGATTATGTAAATGGCATTAAGTTATATGAAGCCATAGTCGAGTCGAAAATACTAGATACTACTCAAAATCAAATTGATACACTTAATAAGGAAGCTAAAAAAATTGTATCTCAAACTCAAAATGCTACTAATATGGATGTTGAAAAACCTGATGTTAATAAACCTATATTATCAAATGATGTTCCAAATGATGTTCCAAATGATGTTCCAAATGATGTTCCAAATGATGTTCCAAATGATGTTCCAAATGATGTTCC